TAGTTTCTTATCCTAGATAAGGGCAAGCACCTCTGCCTCACCTTCTGTGAGACCCTCTAGCATCTGGATAAACAGTTCCTCACGTCGAGACTGTTTAAGGGTGCTGCTACCGCCCTTGAAGAAGAGATAGAGTTTGCGGTACTCTTTCTCTAGGACAGTGTGTTCCGTCCCTTCAGGGGCATCGTTGGGTATGTAGGGGACTTCTCCTACAGGCAGCATACTTACGATACTCTCATCAAAGTTTGCGATAAGAATAGAACGAAGAGCAGCTGTGTTGTGCTGCTGAAGTATCTTAACTTTTTGTGGTTTAGTTTTTGCATTGCTCACTTTCTGGAGCACTTCATTAATTAACAATTTCATGTATCAAAAGGTGATGAACTACGAAAAAAGAATTCTTGCAACAGATCGTTCAGTTGATGTTCCTTAAAGTATTCTAAAGGAACTTTCTTTCCACTAATATTTATCGAGTTATATTCGTGGAGAATTTTGTCTTCGATTTCTGTTGGAACACAGTCAAAGTCAATCAAGTTACGATTGCGATGGTAGTTAGCAAGTTGTTGAGTTGTAGCACAAAACTCTTCTGGTTTTTGCTCAATCCATTTAGCAACTTTCTTTTGACTGATTGGTTTCTGCCTAACACCAGTTACAAATGTATCATCATCAGATAGAAAATTAGGAATACCATCTGACTTGTCACCTCGCATGACATGTTCCTTGGCATAATGCCAGGGATCATCATTAGCAACAGGTCTTTTTGTAATTGGATTGTACTGTTTTATTCCTGGGTATTTCTGCAATTGAATGAAATCCTTATCCCCAGATAAAATAAGAATTTTGTCCTCGGGTCCTTTGTTCTTACACAATGTAGAGATTACATCGTCAGCTTCAGCACCATGGACTTCTACTACTTTGTAAGGAAAAAATTCTTTGATCTCATCTCTGATCTTGTTCAGCACTTCAAAAATTGCTGACCAGTTATGAGATGATTCTGCTCTTGCTTTCTTTCTACTTGCTTTGTAAAAAGGAAACAGATCTTTCCTCCAGTAGTGTCTGCTATCGTAGGCTAGAACAACTTCACCATATTCTTTGGTGTATTGTTTCTCATAAGAACGAAGACTGGTAAGGACCATATGCCTCACCAGTTTCTCGTTCAATTCACTTTGTTTGATTTGCGCCATCAGGTTACTAATCATAACCTGATTCATATCAATAATAACCATCCTCTTCAGGGTCCTCCTCGTCTACAAAACGTACTGATAAGAGTTCTTCATTTACAACCATACCATCTTCATCATACATTTCTGGATGCTGGGGAAGGTTTGCTCGTGTATTCATGTATGCATAAAGGAAATCATTTGCTGTCCATCCAACTAATCCACCAACAATTCCAAATAAAACCATCAAAATTGTTGCGAATGTAAGAATTACTGCAGTAGTCATAGCATCTTTCCTGTTAGGTAGTGCTCTCCTCCCTCCATGTAAATTCAATTTTACATTGAAATACTTTTTTGAGGAGAGATAAACTGTGATTGAACTTGAACCCCCTCTCTTGTGGAGGAGGTTGTTTCGCCCTCCTGCGAAGCATTAATTCCACACCTTTATTTATCTCAAGATCATCCATTTTTCTTACGAGATTTCACAAGTCCTTTGTCCATCAAATACTTTGCTGTCTGGGTCAGACCTCCCACTGGTTGTCCATCTATAATAACATACGGAAAGCCTTTTGCCAAGGGGTAAGACCGAATAAGTTCTTCTCTAGTCAGGTCTTTACCCACTAGAAAATGCTCGTACTCCAAGTCAGCACGTACCATAAGCTCTTTTACTTTTGTGCAGTAGGTACATCCAGGAATGGTGTAGATAGAAATTTTCATGCGACTTTAAGATTGAGATTAAAAGAAATTGAATAGCGATCTTCCACACTTTTATTTGGAGTAACCTGGTGTAGAAGATGGGAAGGAAACATAATTATCCTACCAGTTTCAGGTGGGATAGTATGCATACTGTCTCTATGTCCATAGAGTTGATGTTCATGAGGAGATCTGAATACTAGATCACCAGAATCTTTAGGAGCACGAATCCACATCACACCAGAATAAAATGAGTGCGGATGTGTATGAGCTACGTTCCAATTCCCTGGTCCATTAATGTTGAACCACATATTATCTAGTTGTAATTGAGTTCCACGATATCCGTTAGCAGAAAACTCTTCAGTAATCTCATGACAACCTGGTTCTATCATCTCCCATATTCTAGTAGCAAGAGGAATAAAGTCAACGTTTTCATGGATATCAGATACTGATTGATAACCACCCATGTTACTCACTACTTCTGTTGGAAACGTGTCTCTGTATTGATGAAAGTATTTGATGTATTCTTCATCTACAAAGTCTTTATCATAAACAGAATATATTACAAGTGGAAACAACTCCATCATATTGTAATCACTCACGCAAATCCTCCTGATTTTTCTTTCTTCTTCTTCGGATCAACAACCTCAATGTGAGATAAGAATTGTTTTGGTGTTTGAAACCACCTAGCTTGTACTAGATCCCAATGTGGATACCATTCAGACTGACCATTAGAAAAGACCATCCTGTAGCTGTGTCTGTCATATGGTTTGGGACAAGTCTCTGTAAAGTACCTGGGATCATTGGGTGGGATCAGTTCGTAAGACATTAAAAAAGGGGTCCGAAGACCCCCAGTATACCACTATTTGTTTTTGTTGTAAAGCTCTTCCAGTTTTTCTCTAGAAAAGTCTACATACATTATCTCTTCACCTGCTTCAGGTGCTTCAGGGTGACGTGGTTTAGGTTTTGCCATCTCTATGTTGATAGATCTAATGTTAGACCACATCATAGCGAAGGCACCACCTGCAATGAGAGCGAAGCATACAAAGTAAAGTGCGAACTCTAAACTATTCATCATGCTTCTTGGAGAGATTGTACTGTGTTATGAAGTTCTCCAATATCACGGAGACCTTCTACACTGAACCAAGGGGAGTTAGCCCAACTAAATCCTTCACCCATGGTGCTATCGGGTGCTGTGATATACCAATGACATGCTGTGTCTGGTACATCAACAGCGCACTTACTCCAATCATCCTGCCACTGTGGGACTTGAACCCACATCAATGCAGCAAACATAAAACTGAATAGTGCTTTAATCATTTGTGAGTCTCCGTTTTATGAGGTAATCTAGTGAGAAATTACCCCCACCATTGAGAACGATACATGCTGCAGCTCCCCAGTAAAGAACTAGAAGTTCTAACAAGTAGATATTAAATCCAGATGTAACTAGAGCATGATAAATTGCGAATGATATTGTACCTAGGATTGCCAAGGCACCCAGACGAGTACCGAGTCCAAAGATAACCAACCAACTCCCCACAATCTCGGAGAATGCCGCGAAGTATGAGGAGACGATTGGGAATGGAAGATGCAATGGTCGTACAAATGCATCCGCAAAGTTTTCAATGTTCTCTAGTTTCTCATATCCATGATGGATAAGCATGGTGCCTATCGCTATACGAAGTAGTAAGAATCCTAGAGATTGAATCACAATGCGTTACCACGAGGTAGAACTTCTTCAGGGAATACGAATGACTCATGTGGTTGATCAACTGGTGCCAACCATGCACGTAGTCCTTCATTCAATAGGATGTTCTTGGTGTAGAACGTCTCAAATTCAGGATCTTCTGCTGCTCTGATCTCTTGACTCACGAAATCGTAAGCACGAAGGTTGAGAGCAAGACCAATAATGCCAATAGAGGATGTCCAAAGACCCATAACAGGCACAAAGAGCATGAAAAAATGAAGCCACCGCTTGTTAGAAAATGCAATACCGAAGATCTGCGACCAGAAGCGGTTTGCAGTGACCATAGAATAAGTCTCTTCTTCCTGTGTCGAATCAAACCCCTTAAAGGTATTTGCTTGGTCTCCATCTTCGTATAATGTATTTTCAACTGTGACTCCGTGAATAGCAGATAGCAATGCTCCACCTAGGATACCAGCAACTCCCATCATATGGAAGGGATTGAGCGTCCAATTATGAAAGCCCTGGAGGAAGAGAAGGAACCTGAAAATCGCCGCGACACCGAAGCTCGGCGCAAAGAACCAAGATGACTGTCCCAAAGGATAGATGAGGAATACAGACACGAATACAGCAATAGGACCAGAAAAAGCAATCGCATTGTAGGGTCGGATACCAATGAGACGTGACAGTTCAAACTGTCGTAGCATGAAACCAATTAGGGCGAAGGCACCGTGGAGAGCCACGAAATTCCATAGTCCCCCAAGTTGGATCCACCTGACGAAATCCCCTTGAGCTTCAGGACCCCAAAGTAGAAGAAGAGAATGACCCATAGCATCAGCAGGCGTTGACACAGCCGCTGTAAGGAAATTAGCACCCTCAAGGTACGAACTTGCAAGTCCGTGGGTGTACCAACTCGTAGCAAATGTTGTGCCCGTAAGCCAGCCACCAATTGCAAGATAAGCAGTGGGAAGAAGAAGTAATCCAGACCAACCCACAAAGACAAAGCGATCCCGTTTAAGCCAGTCGTCCAGGATATCAAACCATCCCCTCCGTTGTTGTTGTAGTGTTGATGCTACCATCGTTTGTTACCTTAATTTTCGTATGTAAAATGTTTGTCAAGAACTTCAATACGTTCCTCTTCATGAGCAATAATATCTACTTGTTCTTGAATAGCAGCAAGTACATCAGGGTGTTCACCAATACCTACAGGATTTTCTAGATAAACTTCAATGTTTGCTTTTGCCTTGGCAATGTTACCACTAGCATCAGCACGAAGTGCATCTAGGATTTTAAAACGTAGAGTGACAGACATTAGTATAAAGACTCCTCTTGTTCAGTAAGAATAGTTACGTCAGATGTTGGGTAAGAGACACAAGTAAGCAGGAAACCTGCTTCAATCTGATCGTCATCCAGGAAAGACTGATCGCTTTGATCGACTGTCCCACTCTCAATCTTACCAGCGCATGTGCTACAGGCACCAGCACGACATGAGTATGGTAAGTCAATACCAGCTTCGTCAGTAGCGTCCAGAATATATTGATCGTCCTCACAGGAGATCACATGTTCACCCTCCAAAGTTTTGAGAGTGATGTTGTACGTTGCCATAGTTTTGAAGATTAAAAAAGAGGGTCCGAAGACCCTCATATTATACCACGTTATTTATCAACCGACAACAGGTGCGGTTAGGGCAACGGGTGTTGACTCGGCAGCTGCCAGGTCAAGTGGGAAGTTGTGTGCGTTACGCTCATGCATAACTTCCATTCCCAAACCTGCACGGTTCAATACGTCTGCCCAAGTGTTGAGCACACGACCCTGACCATCAAGGATGGACTGGTTGAAGTTGAAACCGTTGAGGTTGAACGCCATCGTGGAGACACCAAGTGCGGTGAACCAGATGCCAACAACAGGCCATGCAGCAAGGAAGAAGTGCAATGAACGTGAGTTGTTGAATGATGCGTATTGGAAGATCAAACGACCGAAGTAACCATGGGCTGCGACGATGTTGTATGTCTCTTCTTCTTGACCGAACTTGTAACCATAGTTCTGTGACTCTGTTTCAGTTGTTTCACGAACAAGCGAGGAAGTAACGAGACTTCCGTGCATAGCAGAGAACAAAGATCCACCGAATACCCCAGCAACGCCGAGCATGTGGAACGGATGCATAAGAATATTGTGCTCTGCCTGGAAGACGAGCATATAGTTAAAAGTACCAGAGATACCAAGAGGCATAGCATCGGAGAAAGAACCTTGACCGAAAGGATAGACGAGGAATACTGCACTCGCAGCAGCGACTGGTGCCGAGTAGGCAACACAGATCCATGGACGCATACCTAAACGGTAAGAAAGTTCCCATTCACGACCCATGTATGCATAAATGCCGATGAGGAAGTGAAAGACTACCAGTTGGAAAGGACCACCGTTGTAAAGCCACTCATCAAGTGATGCTGCTTCCCAGATGGGGTAGAAGTGAAGACCGATTGCGTTTGAAGAAGGAACAACTGCACCAGAGATGATGTTGTTACCATACATGAGTGAACCAGCTACGGGTTCACGGATACCGTCAATGTCCACAGGGGGAGCAGCGACGAAAGCGACGATGAAACAGATAGTTGCAGCAAGCAACGTAGGAATCATCAGTACGCCGAACCAACCAACATACAAGCGGTTGTTGGTGGAGGTTACCCACTCGCAGAAATCATTCCACGGCGAGGTTGATTGTTGTCTTGAAAGAGTTGAAGCCATTGTTCTGAAAAAAAAGTAAGATCACCAGGGAGATGATGGTTTTACTATTCCTCTGCGCCCTAGGCAGAGGTATTAAAGACGTTTTTATACACCCTATAGGTCTTGGTTTGAGGAGTGTTACGAAGCGTTAAGAAATGTGTTGATTCCTTAACCAATCGACTTATTTATTATAGCAGGTGGTGGGTTTTCCGTCAACCCCCGAAAGATGAGTATTTGTACTCAACCTGTAGGAGCCATGGCGGGGATCATCATGCCACCACCACCTTGATCGTCATCATCTACATCAATATCAGATAAGACTGCATTAATAATAAAAAGAATTACCAGACCCGATGCGAATACTAACATTTACCATACTCCTGGAATAAGTTGTCCTGTAGATGCATAAGCACCCATTGCTGCAATAACTCCGAGCATAGCTGCCCATCCATTAATACGTTCTGCGTTTTCGTTCATTTGTTTTGCTCCAAAGTTTTGTTGGTGATAATAATTTTCTCTCCATCATGAGAGAATTGTAGCTCGTCATCTACATGCCAGAGAAGTTCTTCATACATGTCATCCAGTTTTTGCATGTCCTGGTAGAGAGCATTAGGATTTGTCATTTGGTTTTTGATATCTGAAGTATCTATCCACTATTATAGCAGACGTATTTCAGTTGTCAGAATCCGAAGACACCAAAGAAAAATACACTACCACTAGTGGCATAAGAGACAACAGCAGCAACAAATCCAACCATAGCAGTGCGTCCATTTAATTTCTCTGCTTTTTCAGCATATGTCTCATATCCATAACGCTGTGCGTCAGTCTCGGAGATATACATTCTTGGTTCAGTGGCATACATGTTTGTACGTCCACCGTCTTCTGTTGTTACAGTCATGTTACACTCCGTAATGAATCTTTACATAGTATATAGCAAAAAAAGGAGGGTGTCAAGCCCTCCTTTGATAATTATTTCTAATCAGTCTCATTACGTTTGATTGCCTGCTTGGCACTCCACGCTGCTATAGCAATGAGTACCACGTAAAATATAGTGTCATCGATCATCACAAGGAAGAAGATAATACTACCACCATACTTCAACCAATCAGGTAATCTTTTAGTAAGTCTACCAATCACAGGTCTAACTTTAGTTTCAAACTTAAAGTAGAGAATTGCTGCCAGTGTAACTGTGATCTCACTCATCGGAACGATGAAGTATAAAGACAGGAACACAAAGATAGGCCAGTAGTGTCTCTCGGGAAGCTTTTTAATGAATCCCAAATACTTTTTAATCATACGAACTACCATAACTGATGCAGGTCTTTTTGTTTTCTGCTGATGATCTACACCACTGTCTTACATAAGCATCTGCGTCTTGACTCATTGTGAAGTGGGCATGATTATGCAGTGCTCCTATGAATGCTATCATCCCAAACAACAGAAGGGAGGTCAGCGTTCCTGGATTCGTTAAGAATTTGAGAACAAATTTCATAAAAAAAGGGGATGCCGTCGCACCCCCAGTATAACATCTAGATGTTTATGTGTCTACAAGATCAGAAGTTATACTTCACACCCAATTTAGCTCCGTAACCACGGTCAAGATCTTCGTCGCCTGAACCTACGAAGGATACCTCACCATATGCACCGAGTGCTTCAGTCAGACTCAAGCCAACACCTGCCTTACCAGAAGGAACAGTGTCGCTGTCGCCACCGTCAGGAGTCAGGAGGGTAGCGCCGCCCTGGACGTAGTATGAACCAGTTTCGCCAAGAGCACCTTCGTACCCTACGTGCAGGTCTGTTCCAGCACCGTTG